GTGAGCGGCGGGAGCGGCGACCACCGCGAGTTCATGGCGTTCGCGCGGCGCATCCTGCGCGCGGCGTCGCGGCGCATGGCGGACGCGGACCCAGAGGACCTCGGGGACCTGCTCGCGCTGCGCGCGGCGGTCGACGAGGCGATCGACCAAGCCGTCGTCGGGCTGCACGAGCAGGGCACGTCATGGGCGGCGATCGGAGCGGCGGCGGGCATGTCGAAGCAGGCCGCTCACAAGCGCTGGGGAGCGTCAACCGTTGGTTGACCCTGGATCGACGGGACGGACGCGCCTCGTGTCCGTCCCCGCGCGGGTCGATGACAGGGCGATGGAAGCGACTACGTGGGCTGCGGCCCTCACCCTGTACGTCCGTCACCGCCGCGCCTCGGGCACCTCCGAGGGCACGATCCGTCTGCACCGGCACTACCTGCGCCACCTAGCCCGCTACGTCGCCGAGCCCTACGCCGCGACCACGCCGCAGCTCGAGGACGCGCTATCGGTGCGCCGGTGGTCACCTGAGACGCGCAAGTCCGCGCGCGCGGCCGTGCGCGCGTTCTACCGGTGGGCGCACGCGGCCGGGCACGTCGCGGCCGACCCGTCGGCGAGCCTGCCCGCCGTGCGGGTCCCGGCCGGTGCGCCGCGCCCGACCCCGGAGGACGTCCTAGCGCGCGCCCTGGCCCTCGCGGACCGCCGTGGGCGGCTCATGCTGCTGCTCGCCGCGCGGGGCGGTCTGCGGTGCTCGGAGGTTGCGCAGGTCCACACGCGCGACCTCGCGGGGTCCGTGCTGTACGTGCACGGCAAGGGTGGCAAGACGAGGCGTGTGCCCGTCGTCGACGCCGAGCTTCTGTACGCGATCCGGGCGGCGGACGGGTGGCTGTTCCCCGGCCGGACCGGCGGGCACCTCGCTCCCTGCACGGTGGGCGACCTGCTCGGCGAGCTGCTCCCGGACGGCTGGACGGGCCACACGTTGCGCCACCGCTTCGCCTCGCGCGCCTACGCGGGCACTCGCGACCTCGGTGCGGTCCAGGACCTCCTAGGGCACGCGCGACCGGAGACGACACGGCGCTACGTCGTCGTGCCCGACGACCACCTCGTCGCGGCCGTCGCGGCTGCGGCCTAGTTGTAGGAAGTCACAGCGCCGGCGCGAGCTCGCCGGCGCCGCGGCGTTCGCATAGTTGCAGGTCAGAGCGTCGCGAGTGTCGCGAGGCGTTTCGGCCCTTGTGCGAATCGGCAAAACGAGAACGGGTCCCGGTGAGCTCACCGGGACCCGTTCCTCTCGTCAGCGGCGCTGCCACCACCTACGCCGCGCGTGGTACGCCTCGACGTCGGCCAACCGCTTGTCGATCCGGTCGACCGCGTCGCGCAGCGACGAGCCGGAGTTCGGGCGCACCTCGTGCTCCAGGGTGCGCCTCGTCGCCTTCGCGTGCCGCGAGCTGCGCCACGTCACGACGACGAGGTACCCGATGAGCGCGACGAATGCGATAGCGGACCAGGGGTCGTCGATCGCGGTGGGGTCGAGGTTCACTCGTCCGACACGTTCACGTCGGCCATGGCCGTCACGGCCGCGACGAGCAGGAGCCAGGCGGCTGCCTGCTCGTCGTCGACGACGCCGTACACGCCCGCGACGACGAGGCCTGCCGTCGACACCCGGTAGACCCAGCGGCGCACGCCGGGTCGCAGGAGCTGCTTCACGGCGTCACACCTTCCGGCGTCAGGCCGTTGCGGAACTGCTCGAACGTCGACGGGGTGACGTCGACGACGGGCACGCCCGCTGCCTCGAACCGGGCGACGTCGGCGACGTCGAGCCCGACGATGCGGTCGCCGCAGACCGCGCGGACACGGCTGCCTGCTCGGATGATGACCATGTGCGGTGCCTTCCTGTTGACGGGGTCGTGCCGGTGCGTGTCGTGGGTGGCGAAGTGCTCCCAGTGCCACCACTCCTTCGGGTTCGTGCGGCGCCACCCGTGCGCGCCGCCGTGCCGCTCCATCCATGCCGACGCGTCGCGGGGCAGGTCGAGCGCGTGGCCGGTCTCGTGACGGGACGAGCCGGGCGGCAGGGCGAACGCACCCTCGCCGCGCAGGTACTTGCGGCGCAGCTCGGCCTGCTCGGCGTAGGTGCGCCCGGCAGACGTGATGCCAGCGGGACACCCGGCCGCGCGCATCCGCCGGTAGGACGCTGCGGCGTCGTCGGCGAGCCAGTGCCCGGGCGCGATCGTCGTCTGCATGGTCAGGCCCTCTCGTAGCTGTAGGCGATGGACAGCACGTCCCCGGGACCGGCCGCGACGGGCGCGGTGGCGGACATGCGCGTCGTCGTGGTGCTACCGGCCGTCGGGAACTGCGCGAACGCCTGGGTAGCCGCCGTCGACGAGCCGACCCACCCGTGGTAGGTCACGTTCGCGGACGAGTCGTAGAACGACGCCGCACCGTTGAACACGGCGTTCGTGACCGCCGCCGGTGCGGGGAGCGTGTACGGGTGTCCGAACCCGGAGTTTGCCGACGCGAGGACGGTGGACGCGCTGAACGTGAGGACGTGTCGGACGTGCACGGTCTTGCCCTGGGTGCGTTGGCGCGAGACGAGGGTGCCGGTGCCGAGTGTCCAGCCGGACCCGAGCGCCGGGACGTAGGCCGTCCACGCCCCGGCATCGCCCTCCAGGGCGTCGATACGGGTGTCGAGGTCGGCGTCGCCTGCGAGCTGCTGCGAGACCATCGTCGCGACCTTGTTCGACACCGAGTCGGCGAGCAGGTCGATGAGGTCGGAGAACGTCGGCTGGACGTCGGTCTCGTCGTGGCGGTAGATGCCGTTGGAGTCGATCGCACCCATGGGTCAGGCCTCCTCGGGGAGTCGGGCCTCGAGCGCGGCGAGGCGGTCGTGCAGGGCCCGCACGTGAGGGATCAGGGCGACTCCGATGCGGTCGTACGCGATCGCGTCGGGCCTGCCCTCGGCGTCGTACACGACGAGCTCGTGCAGGCCGAGCGCGTCGAGCTCCTCGGCGATCGCCCCGAAGTAGCGACGCCCGTCGTCGGGCGCGGCGTACCGGTCACGCCAGGTGCGCGGCTGGACGTCCAGGAGCGTCGGCGTGTGGTCGGCGTCCGTGACGTCGACCTTGTAGCGCAGCGACGAGGAGACGCGGCGCAGGACACCGTTGGCGGGGTCGACCCACATGTTCGCGGCCGAGCTCGTGGTGTTCGAGCGGATCGACTCGGAGAACACGAGGTCCTGTCCACCGATGTTCCCGACGCCAAGCGATGCGTCGCCGCCCTCGATCATGGTCAGGCCGCCCGAGGCGAGGGTCGCGTCGCCGCCCGCGGTGATGTCCACGTCGGCGACGGTCTCGATCTCGACGCCCGTGCCCGGGATCAGGGTGATGCTGTGCGGGCCAGCCTCGACGGTCGCTCTGACCGTCGAGGAGACCGTGACACCCGAGATCGCGATGTCGACGCGGTGGTTCCCGGAGGGTGTGCGCAGGCGAAGCGGCTCGGCTTCGAGTGTCCATGTCTCGCCGCTCGACAGCGTGTCTGCCATCTGCTGCTTCGTCAGCGTCTCGTCGGCCACCTTCGCCGCGGTGACCGCCTTCGCGGCGATCTTGGGCGTCGTCGTGCCGCCGTCCGCGAGGGCCCGCGTGGAGACCGTCTTGTCTCCGTACTTCGGCTCGGTCAGGAGCTTGTCGGGAATCTGGCCGATCTTGAGGACGCCGGTGATCTTCTCGAAGGGGTGCCCCCCGCTCGTGATGTGGGCCGCGACCCAGTCGGCGAGCGCGTTGATGTCGAAGTAGCCGAGCCGCTTGTCCTTCGTCGAGGGCACGACCGGCCCGCCCGCCGCCGCAGCTGCGTCACCTGTAGCCATGTCAGACGTCCTCCGTCCAGTCGATCCCGGCGGGGACGTCGTCCCAGGAGACGCCGGGGGTGTCAGCGAGCCAGGAGTGCTCAGGGGCTTCGAGCAGGTCGCGGGTGGTCACGGTCATCCGGTCGGTCGGGAGCGACCACGTGACCGACGCGACGACGCCCGTCACGACGACGTCGTCCGGCAGCGTGAACGTGAACGACTGCCGGGGGCCCGCGTGGTAGTCCGACACGGCTTCCAGGCGCAGCGACCGGCCCTGCGATGCGACGTAGCGCAGCAGTGCACGAGCGGCCCCGGAGCGCGGCCAGGGGCGCCCGTCGCGGATCACCTTGTAGACACGGCGGGCGAGGGTCTCGCCGGCGCGCTCGTAGCGGGTCTGCTCGACCCCGGACCCGTCCGTCCAGCGGTACTCGACGAGGACCGCGTCGAACCACGCCTCGGTGTCCAGCCTGTCCGTCCCGGCCGTGAGGATCGGCGCAGCGCGCAGCTCACCCGCGCCGGGCGCCTGCACGTAGCCGAGACGCCACGCCCCGAGCTCGTCGCACCACAGGCGACGCTCACCGGCAAGCACGAGCGGCGCGAGGTACTCCCACACGCTGACACCCGGCGACCAGGCAAGGGCGTCCGGGGTGAGGTCGGTGACGTCAGCGACGGTCTCGACGAGCGTGGCGTTCAACCGGCGCAGCGCGAAGTTGATCGTGTCGACGAGCGAGGTGCCAGCTGGTGCGACGGGGACGACCTCCCCGGAGTCGACGCCCTGCGCGACGATCTCGTCCGACATCGCGGTCAACGTCATCGTCCCGGCTTCGAGGTCGACGTCGCGGGTGACGAGCGACAGGTTGAACGATCGCCGGGTCGAGCCACGCACACCACCGGCGTTGTAGCCAATGCCGAAGTCCTGCGACGCCGCGAGCAGCGTCTTGTTGCCGTACGCGGCCGTCCACGCGGCGGCGGACCCGCCGAGCCTGGCGGTGTACTCCGACAGCGGCGAGCCCTCACCGAAGGCCTGCGTGAGGCGCGCGAACACTCGCACGCCGTCGCGCGGGTCGATCTGCGCGAGCACGGACGGCTCGGGCGTCTTGCACACGAGCGTGGCCTGCGCGTACGGGGACCACGACTCGTCGAGCGTGATGGACGCGTCGACGACGTCGAGCGGGATGCGCTGCCCGGCGTGCGCGACCGGCGACGGATCCCACACGGGCACCACCGTCGTGAGCTGCGACAGCCGGTAGTCGTCGAAGAACATCAGGTTGCCGTCGTCGAGCAGGGTGAAGTTCGCCCGCAGGCGCACCCGGTGCGTCGTCGCAGTGGCCGTGAACGTGCAGGTGATCGTCTGCCAGGGCGTCTCGGGCGTAGGGATCGACGCGGGCGCTCCGTAGCCGATCCCCTCGACGCCGACGTCGGCGGTGCACGGCCCGCCGTAGTAGCCCCGGCTGACGCGCACCGACAGCCGATAGGTCGTCCCGGCGACGAGGCCGACGTGGTCGCGGTACAGCGAGAACATGCCGACCTGCGGAGTGTTGACGGGCCGCGTTCCCAGGAAGCCCCAACCGTCCTCGGCGGCGGACCCGCCGAGCGATCCGGGCCATGGGTCGCTGTCCGGCGGACGCGTCCAGTTGAGGAGGTCCTCGTACTCGCCGGTCTCCTCGGAGTAGGTGTAGGCCTCGTCGACGAGCACGCGCGGCGCGGCGAGCGTCTCCCAGGTATCGACGTACCGGCCCTCGTCCTCCACAGTGTCAGGGGTGACGATCTCGGCGGCGATCGTGTGCTTAGAGATCACGTGATGACCTCCAGGTAGTCGGCCTCGACGATCCACCGGCCCTGCTCCAGGCGCAGGCGTGCACGCTCCGCGACGAACGACATGGAGATGTGCGGGCGCTGGTCGTCGTCGAGATCGAACGATCCGGGCTGCTGGAGGAGGTAGAACGCGGCGACGGCGTCCGCCTCGGCGACGTAGAGCAGGTGCAGCGTGCCCGAGCGCGGCTCGGTGCTCGCCAGGGTGACCGCGAGCCCGCCGCCGATGATCGGGTGCCGTCGAATCGGCTTCTCGACGGACGTCTCGTAGCCGAGGACGAGGTCGGGCGTGGTCACGGTCGTGCCGTGCGTGATCGACGTCATGTCAGACCACCACCGACGTACCGACACGGTGGGTGACACCCACGGTGATCTTCCGGGTGCGGGCGAGGTACACGCGCAGGTCCTTCTCAGCCTGGGTCAGGTCGACCTCGGGCGTGATCGTGGTGGTGTAGTTCGCGTCCTGGATCGCATGCAACCTGGTCAGGGCGTCGGCGTCGTCGAGCACGACCCCGGTCTCGATGTCCTTGGGGAAGTCGAGGAACGTGTTGATGAGGTCGCGCGCCTCGGAGGTGCTCAGGCCGGTCTGCTCGGCGACGTCGACGAGCTGCGAGTACATGGCCTTCTGGGCGTCGGCGACCTGGGACGCCTCGGCACCGTTGTCGCGCAGAGCGGACGTGTAGTCGATCGCGGACCGGATGGCGTCAAGGACGACGCCGCGGTTCTTCTGGACGTCGCCGGCGTTCTCCTTGATCGCGTCGGAGGACGCGGCGAGCGACTCGCGGTAGGACGCCTCGGCGTCGGCGGCGTCGCGGGCGGTCTCCGCCGAGGCCTTCTGCGCGGACCTGGCCGCTTCGACGGCGGCGGTAGCCTTCTCGCGGTTCGTCGCGTTCTCGTTGAGTCGGCCGTTCACCTCCTCGAGCGCGGTCTGCTCGTCGACGAGGCGCTGCCGGACCGTGTCGTAGGACTCGCCGGTCTGCCGCATGATCTCGTCGGTGCGACCGAACGCGGCCGCGTTCTCGTCGATCTTGGCGTTCACGGCGTCCTGCACGGCGGACCACGCCTCGGTATCGCCTGCGACGGCGCGGAGCACGGTGGCGAGGTCGACGCCAGTGGTCGCGGCGTACTTCTGCGCTTCGGCGAAGCTGATGACCTTGCCCTCGGCGTCGGTGACGATCTTCTCGATCTCGCTTTGAACGAACGTCTCCGACAGCGCGTCCGCGCCGGACTCCTTGAGGTCGTTGTACATGTCCGACACGGCCTGCTTGACCTTCTCGGTGTTCGTCTTCCACGCGTTGTAGAACAGGCCTGCCGATGCGGCGAGCCCACCGAACGCGAGACCGACCGGGCCGGACAGGCTCCCGGCGAGGCCACCGGCCGTGCCCTGTGCGAGGTCGACGAGCGAGTCCATCTCGCCCGAGAACGACGAGGTGATCTCGCCGAAGTTCTGCCGCGCCTCGTCCTTGAACTCTGCGACCGCCTCCGAGCTGCGACGCGCGCCGTCCGCGACGTCGTCGCCGAGCGCGTCACGGGTCTCGCGGCCCGTCTTGCGGCCGGTCTGCGCGAGGTCACGAAACGAACGCTCCAGGCGGTCGACGGACTTCTCGGCTTCGCGCGCCCCGTCCTTCGTCTTGTCGGCAAGCGTGTCCTCCAGCTCACGGCCGGTGCGCTGCGCGTCGCGCTGGAGGTCAACGAGCGAGCCGGACACGTCGCCGAACGCGGACCCGAGGTCCTGCACCGCCTTGATCGTCTGCGAGGTCTCCGCGACGAGCGGGACCTGGATGCCCTTACCCACGGGAGCCGTCCGGGTCGAGTGCCTGACCCCACACGTACATGAAGGTCTGCACCCACAGCGACTGCAAGCGCGGCGCGATCTCGGCCACGCCCGGGAACACGACGAGGCCGGTGCGCTTGCGGCGCGGCAGCCCTCGTGCGGTGTGCCGGTTCACGGTGTGGGTCCCTCCCTGGGTGCGGTTCTTGCGCTGGTAGCGGTCGACGTCGTCAGCGGCGCCGAATTCGTACGCCCACCAGCTCGACACGGGCACGAGGCGCTTGGCTCGGCCGATCGGTCGGCGGGACGTCGCCGCGATGAGGACCGGCGGGTTGCCGGGCTTGATGCGCGTGCCGGGCACGAGCACGAGGTTCGTGTTGTGCCCGGCACGCGCTGCCTGCTCGGCGACGATCTGCTTCCACGCCGGACCGAGGTCGCGGGTGGTTGCGCGGTTGATCGCGTTCCGTACGTCGCGGGGCACGAGCTTGAGTGCGAGCACCACGGCTCGCAGCTCGTCGGCGTCCCGGACGGACAGCACGATGCGTCAGGCCCCGCCCTCGACGTCGGTGAACACCGGCGCGCCGGTGCACTCCATGGACGTCGAGAACTCCAGGACCGTCTGCGACGTCGCCGAGCCGCCGACCGTTCCGGGGGGCGCGATGGACGCGGTGACGGTGATCGTGGGGCCGTCGTCGACGGGCGTGAACACGATCTCCTTCTCCTCGCCGACGTGGTCGAGCAGGTAGCGCATCAGGCCGGTGGGCGCGAGGTCCTGCGCGGCAGTGACGCCGAGGCTCCAGTCGGGGTCGGGGGTGACCCGGTTGCCGCCGATGCCGCGCCACGCCTGCCCGTTGGTCGGGGTCAGGGCGACGCTGGAGACGGCGGCGGTGAAGTCGTCGGCGGCGACCGAGAGAGCGGCCTTGTTCATCCGGTAGGGCGCCGAGAGCGGGATCGTGGTCATGCGGGCTGCTCCTTCTTGGTGTTGACCTGGACGGCGATGCGGAAGCCGGGCCACTGGCCCTGGTAGGCCTCACGGGTGGCGTCGAGGGGGGTGACGAACGGGACGTCCTCCAGCGCGCCGTAGAGCGTCTCGGCACGGTCGTCGAGGGTCGCGTCGGACGCGTCGGGGGCGACGAGCGCCCACACGTCGAAGTCGTGCTCGTACTGTGCAGACGGCGCCTGCGGCAGACGCCGGAACGCGGTGCGGTAGATCACGACGGCGGGCTTGGTCGCGGTCGTCGGCTCACCGCCGACCATGTAGACGTGCCAGTCCGCAGGCAGGTGCTTGGCGAGCGCCGCAGCGAGCTGCGCGCGGACCGTGCTCATCGGGGGCCGCGACCGACGCGACGGGGCCGCAGGAGACGCTTGACGGTCCAGTCCATCGGGAACACGGCGACAGGCTCGCCGTCGCCGAGGGTCGAGTCGACGTTCGCGACGCCGGAACGGGCGAGCGCGCGGGCCTGGAAGATCTGCGCGAGCCGGTACCGGGCGGGCGGGTCGTCGGGGTCGGCGCCGTTGAGGAACGCGACGCACTGCTCGTGCGCGGCCTCCAGGTAGTCGATGACGGCCGCGTCTTCGAGGTCACGGTGCGCCCAGTGGCGCTCGACGTCGTCGCCGGTGACCCACCCGTAGACCTCGTCGGGGGCCAGGGTGGCGGGCTCGGGTGCGGGTGTGGTTGCCATGTCGTGCGCTCCTCCTTGTGGCGTCAACCGGGGGTTGACCCTCACGGGCCGGGTTGTGCGGACCCGGCCCGTGAGGGTGGCTGGTCAGGCCTCGGGGTCGTCCGAGACGCGGATGAGGGCGCCCTTGTCGTGCTGGATGATCGACCAGTACCCGAACATCGCCTCCAGCAGGTTCCCCTTGGCGATGTCCTCGGCGGACACGCGCAGCGGCGAGGCGCCGCCGAGCTCGTGCAGCGTCGCGACGCCCTTGATGCCGACCGTCGCGGTTCCGGCCGGGAGGCTGGAGTCGTTGACGATCTGCGGGACGGTGAAGCCGGAGCCGCCCTGGAGGCCGAACGACGCCGACAGGTAGGCGAGCTCGTCGTCGCGGCGGGTGAACGCCCACTCCTCGAACAGGTCGTCCGAGAGGATGCCGAACGTCGGGTTCCCCCGGTCGGAGCGGACGAGGCCGAGCCCGCCCTTGACGAGCTTGTACGCGGCCTCGGAGACGCCGAGCGCGGCCGGGGTCGCGGGGTCGACGAGCAGCGGGGTCGCGTTGCCCACGGTGCCGAGGAACGTGCGGACCTTGCCGTCGATCTTGCGGGCGTAGCTCTCGTTCCCGGCGCGGAAGAACGCGGCCCAGAACTCGGGGTTCGGGAAGTCGCGGTGGATGCGGTCGACGTTCCACCCGGCCGCGATGCGGGCGGCGACCGCCTCGACCGCCTCGGTGTCGACCTCGTTGGACGGGACCTCGGCGCCGCCGCCGGCGTAGTCGTCGACCTCCGGCTTCTTGCCCTCGACGAACCGCCAGCCGATGATCTTCGCGGCGGTGAGCTCGGCGTGGTTGATGAGCGGCACGAACCGCTTCTCGAACGTGACGCCGTTCCACAGCTCGCCGAGGTACTGCGGGACGTGGACGACGTCGAACACGTCGGCCTGGGTGATCTGGTCGAGCGCGGCGAGCAGCTCACCGGCACGACCGGAGTTGACGGCAGCCGCGAGCTGCGCGTGCAGCTCGCCACCGGTCGGGCCGACGCGCGCCGCGCTGCGCCGGTTCTTGGGGAGCGGGGCACCGCCGCCCGGCGCCACGGCCGGGGGCGTGCTCGCCTGGAGCTCGTCGTCCATCTCGTCCTCCTGCGCCGTGTCGGCGTCGGTGTCGTCCTCCCCGGCCTTCGGGGTGGTCTGGGTGTCGTACGTGCTGGTCGTCTTGCGCACGTACGTGGTGCCGTTGAGCGTGATCTCCTCGGTGGTGACCGACTCGGAGTGCGTGTCCTCGGGCAGGTCGCCGACGTCCTCGGCGAGCAGCTCGGCGGACGGGAAGGCGCCCTGCTTGCAGAACGCGGCGCCGTAGACGCGACCGGCAACGGCCTTGCCGCCCCGGATCACGACGCCGGTCGCCTCGACGGACAGGCGGCGGGGAGCGTCGGGGCGCTTCTCGGCGATCGCCGCGAGCAGGTCGTCGCCCTCGGGGGTCGCTGCGACCTTCCACGACGCGAACAGCCCGGCCGGGCTGTCGGTCAGCGTCAGGCCCGTCGCGATCGGGGCGCGGCGGTCGTGGTAGAGGTTCGCGAGCAGGATGCCGGGGTCGGCCGGGAGCTGGAACACGCCCTGGTCGACGGTGAACTTCCCGAGGTTCGTGTTGCCCTGCTCGCCGTAGGGCAGCAGCAGACCGGAGACGACCCGGTCCTCGCGGGACGCGGTCAGGTCACCCGCGAGAATCTCGACGTCAACCACGGGTCACCCACCCGACCGTCGTGTCCTCGTCCTTCGTGGACAGGACGAGGACCGCGACGCCGACGCGCTGGAGGCGCTCGACCTGGTCCCACACGTCGGGCTTGTCGGAGCGGACGACGATGACGGACGGCTCGGCGTCGGTCACCTCGCCCAGGAACGTGGTCTGCTGGTCCATCGGTCAGTCCTCCGTTGCGGGTGCGAGTCCCGTGGCCGGGACGGCGGTGAGGTTGGACAGGTCGAACGCGATGCGCTGCCCGGCCGGGACGACGTCGTCCATCGACAGGCGCGCGTTGATGGGGCCGAGCCAGAACGCGGCGGTCATGTCGTTGAAGTCGGAGCGCCCGCCCTGCGTCGTGGTGTAGGTCAGTGACGCGGTCGACATGGACGCGTCGAGCAAGTTCCCCGGGATCGCGGCGTAGCGAGCGACGTCGAGGGTCACGGCGTTGCGTCCCTCGACGAACAGCTCGTGCTTGACGTCGCCGTGCACGGCGAGCTCGTACCCGAAGGGGATGAAGGCGACGGCGCCGTTCGGGTCGCGTCGCGCGTCCACGTAGGCCTGCACGATCTGCTGTGCCTCGTCGATCTCCTCGCCATGCTCGTCGACGACCGGCTCACCCTCGGGGTCGCGCAGCACGTCGAGTTCCTCGTCGGACGTGGTCTGCACGATCGAGACGAGGGGGATGGGCGACTGGACGCGCTTGGCCCACGCGTCTTCGAGGTTGCGGGCGCCTCGGATGGTGCGCTGCCCGGCTTCGAGGAGGCCTTCGTACGGGCCGGAGAACAGGATCACCTCGGCGGCGGTCGCGGGTCGCCCGTCGAGCAGGACAGCGCCGCCGTCGTCGAACTCCCACCACTCGGGCGGGACGCGGACGGCGTCGGTGATCGGGTCGGCCGTGGTGGTGCCGTCGCGCTCGACCTGCCAGAGCGACCACCCACCAAAGAACAGGTCGTCGAGGGTCCAGGACATGCGGGTCTGCGGCGGGGTCTGCGACGACGTCGAGGCGAGCCACGCGGGCTGTTCGGCTGCGAGCTGCTCGCCCTCGTAGGCGCGCAGCGGCTGCGCGCCCAGACCGCAGATCAGGTGTCGGGCCTTCGCGACGGCCGGGACGGACATCGCCTCGGCGCGCGTCACCGGTGTCCGCAGCTCGCCGAAGATGTCGGAGAACAGGACCGACTGGAGCGCGTTGGATGACCACGGCGACTGCATGCGCCGTGCCCGGGTGGAACCGTGTCGCGACGGCGACGCGGTCTCACCCGGGCGACGCCCGAACCCCAGCGAGGAGAGGATTCCCACGTCGAGCAAGGTAGTGCGTGGCCCAACATTGGTCAACGCACAACGCGGCGACGGCGTGTCTACGCCGCCCGTGTGCGGGTGAGGGCGGTCGAGGAGGTCGGCCGGCTGCGGCGGCGGGTGCTGGTGCGAGTGGTCTTGTCGTAGGCCCACAGGGCGAGCGCCCCGGCAGTGAGCGGCACGATCGGGTGCGCGGAGGCCTTGTGGCCGAACGCTCGACCGGATTCGCCGACCGACCGCCACCCGGCGCCCTCGGCGGCAAGGTTGAGGTCCTTCTGGTCCGGGTGCCTCAGGCGCCCCTCGGCGAGGTCGGACACGACGCGCTGCGCCGCGCCCTGCACGTCCTTGAGGCCCATGGGTGCGAGGCGCACGGCGGGCCGCTTGCGGTGGACCGCCTCGGCCGGGTTGGTGTTCGCGCCGATCACGTCGTACGCGAGCTGCGCGCGCGACTCTCGTGCGACCGTGTGCGCCTTCGCCGGGAGCCACGCGACACCGGCCTCGAACGCGAGGACCTCGACCCACGCGACACCGGACTCGTCGCGCCACGCGCACGCGAGCGCGGCACACGACCCGTCCGGGGCGACGTCGAACGCGAGGCCGATGCGGGCCGGGCGCACGAACTCGGTGAGCGCGAGCCGGGCTGCCTCCCACGCCTGGGGGTCGATCGCGGAGACGGTCGCGTCGGCGGGCCACTGCCCGAGGTACTCGCGCTGGAAGTCGATGAGGGACAGGTCGTCGAAGTTCTCGCGGATCACCTCCAGGGTGGTGAGCGTCCCGAGGCCGGGGTGCGCGGCGAGCCATGTCGCCTCGTCGGTCGGGTCGGCGTGGTCGGGCGCGGCGTACTCGACGATCGCCCACTTGCCCTCACGGCCCTTGACGAGCGAGCCCCACAGCAGCCCGGCACGCTGCTTGCCTGCGGTGCCCGCGACGATGAGCTGCGCGTCAGGCAGGGTGTCCTGCGTCGGGTTGATCCCGCCGAGCAGCTCGTCGGCGATCTCGTCGTCGGTCGTCTCCTGGCCCTCGTCGAGGACGACCAGGTCGTACGCGTCGCCACGGTAGGACTCGGGGTCAGGCGGGTTGACGTCGAGCGTCGACCCGTTCGCCCACTCGATCCGCTCGCCACCGTTGGACCGGTAGATGCGGTAGTGGACGTGGTCGCGCGAGCACCCGGACGTGCGCTGCGTAGGTCGCGGGCACGGGTCCCACCGCTCGAGCATCACGGCCATAGCGAGGAAGCGCTTGCGGCCCATCTTCCCGGACTGCGCCGAGAACGCGGCCCGGTAGTCCGGCCGGGACACGCACCGGCCCACGATCAACGCCCACAGCCCATCGGTCTTGCCGGACCGGCGCGGCATCGTCAGCGCGCAGCGCCGATGCTTCGGCCGACCGTCGCGGCGACGGTTCGACACGATCCGCGCGAACACGAGCTGGTGCTCCGAGGGCACGAACCCGAGGGACCGTGCGCCGAGGACGAACTCCTCGACGTCGACCGACCGAGGCGCCGGGGTCGCGTGCAGCGGCTTGCACCGGCGCCGCCCGCGCGGCGAACGCAACGGCGGGATGCGCGGTGCGTTGAGTTGGGGAGAGAACGGGAGCGGGCGACTAGCGTGGGCTTCCCCGTCGTGCTCAAAAAGCAGGCCCATCGCGTGCCGGTGCTCGTCGATCCCGCGCGTCCTCACCATCCCCTGATCCCCCTGTCACCCTGCGGTGGCAGACGAACCGACGACGGCGAGGCGGCGCGACGCGCGTTCGTCCTCGCCGCGCCGATCTTGCCGCCGTGCCGGGCGTTGCAGCTCGCGTGCGAGACCCACTCGTTCGACCGGTCCGAGGCACCGCCGAGCGCACGCGCGACGAGGTGCTCGACCTGCCACGTCTGCCACGGGTGGACGAGGCGAGGGCAGCGGGCGCACTTCAACGGCCCGGCGACGAGCCGCGCACGCCAGTACGCGCGCGCCGTCATCACCTTGCGCCCGCTCCACCTCGCCCCGCCGCTCACTCGGCGCCGCGCATCCGTGCCTGGCACACGTGGCACCCGAACGCGGCGTCCAGGTTGGCGTGCTTGTGCGGGACGAGGAACGACGGCGCGACCGCGTCGAGGAACTCGTCGGACGGTCGGCGCAGGTCGGCGTGCACGAGGCGGTCGAACGACAGGCCACGCCACGAGTCGGGACGTGGGGACATGATCGTCACGGTGAGGCCGGTCGCAGTGACGATGCGCTCGTTGCCGATCGCGCGCCACTGGCGGTGCGCGACATGGCGGGCGGTGAGCTGCTCGCCGAGCCGGTCGAGGTCATGGCGAGCGTGGGCGTGGCGGATCGTCGAGACGAGCGCGATGCGTGTCTCGGGGGAGTCGTGCAGCACGTGCCGGAGCAGGTCCGACGAGGGCGACACGAGTACGGGGTGAGCGGTCATCTCTTTGCCTCTTCCTGTGCTTCCTTGACCATGGCGTCGAACCACACCGGCTTCGGGACCGGCTTGGTCACGAGCGGCATGGAGGACTGCTGACGGGACGTCGGGCGTTCGGGTGCGCCTGCGAGCTGCTCGGCGCGGCGGCGGCAGTGAGCGCACCGCACAGCGGTCGGGAAGCCGTGCGGGCACCCGGTCAGTCCTGCCACCTCGCCACCTCCTTTGTAGGACTTGAACAACCCCCGAGCGGAGCCCCTGCGGGGCCCTCTCCCGGAGCGGCCCCCTTCCCCGGACTCCCGAGCACCATCAGCCGATAGCCCCTCTCGGCCAGCACGAATAGCGCCCCCGCTGTCTGCGAGTGCGCTTGGCTGGACCCTCGGGACGGTGATCAGACGTGTGCCGGGGGTGCCTAGGGCCGTTCCCTAGGACGATCTGTCTGCCGGACCCCTCTGGTTAGCGGCGGGAGGGGCAGGAACGCCGTGGTCGTTGTAGGCCGTGCCGATCAGGTGCGGCGCATCACCACCCGTTCGCTGCGAGCGCCGTGTCGAGCGCCTCGCGCTCGTCGGCGGGCATGGGCTCGTGGGCGTAGTCGGGCTCGTCCTCGACCTCCCAGCCGCGCAGGCCCCATCGGACCTGTCGACCGGAGTTGAGGTGAGCGGCCAACCACCGCAGGTTGTCGGGGCGGTTGTTCGCCTTGTTGAAGTCGAGGTGGTCGGCGTGGTGCTCGACCCCGGACGGGGGAGCGCCGTGGAACGCCTCGCACACGAGTCGGTGCACGAGCTCTTGCCGCGCGCGGCCGAGGCTGACCTTGAGGTAGCCACGCGACTGCACGGCCGGACGCAGGACGTGGCGCGTGCGGGCGTTGCGCACGCGGCCGCGCGTCGACGCCTCGTAACCGGGCGCGGACGGGATCGGCTGCCACCGCTCGCGAGCGCTCACGCGTGCGCCCGCCGGAGGGCAGCGAGGCGGGCAGCCTGCGTGCGGCGCGGGTCGCGCCACCGATCTAGCGCGGCTCGGCGGCAGTCCTCGGCGTCGTCGAGGATCGCGTCGAGGTCCATGTCCTCGCGCACGAGCGCGCGGCGGCGCTGCTCGTCGCGCATGCGCCACAGGTACGCGAGCTCGTCGCGGCGGGCGCCCGGGGGCATCGCCATGACGTCCGCGTACGTGAGCGGGATGGACACGGTCGGGGCGGTCAACTCGCATCCTCGGTGCCGTCGCTCACGTACGGGACGGTCGCGACGATGAGGCGGTCAGCGCCGTAGATCACGAGGGCGATCGCGAGGAAGTGCAGGCCCGACCATGGGCGTGCGACGAGCGCCAGCACAAGGCCGGCTAGCACCATCGCGAGCGCGAGGGACCACTTCACGAGGCACGCTCGGCGGTGAGCGCGTCAACGTCGGCGGGGTCGAACAGATAGGCACCGGTCTTGCCCGGGAGCTTCTGTGCGGGGGTCAGGTCGCCGTGCTCGACGAGCCGACGCACGACCTTGCGCGTCACGCCGAGGCGCTTGACGACCTCGGCGGTAGTGATCGGCTGAACCTTGGGCATGGCACAGGACTATGGACCAAGGTTGTGCGAGGCGCAAGCAAGTGCGGACCGGCGTGTTGCCTCTTGCGCCCAAAGGCGTGAGGGGCCAAACTTGCGCCTATGACTAGTGAGCTCGTGCCGGGAGTCGTCCCTCAGTGGACGATTGGGGACCGGCTGCGCAAGGCGCGTGAGGCGGCGGGCGTCAGCACCGCCGAGTTCGCGGAGGCGATCGGCGTCTCTCGCAACACCGTGACCAACTACGAACGTGGTCACGTCGAGCCGCGACCCGGAGCGCTGCGCCTATGGGCGCTGCGGACGGGCGTGCCGCTCGCATGGCTCCAGACAGGCGAGAACCCCCGCCCGGTGACGCCGGACGGGGGTGATGGGCTCCCCCGGCTGGACTCGAACCAGCAACCCTTCGATTAACAGTCGAATGCTCTGCCAATTGAGCTACGGGGGATCGCGCTGCAGAACTCTAGCAGCCGAACGAGGTGCTCCCGACCACGCG